GGCCTCAAAGATACTCTTTAAAAATGGCCTTAAAGTTCAAAAAGAATTTGCCTCATTACATCTGGGAAGCCAAACACCAACAAAGACCAAAATTAAGAGGCGGTAATCTAATTAACAGAGCATGGTTTAAGGAACCTGTCTTAGACTTCCCTAGAGGTGGTAAACTAATCAGATTCTGGGATTTAGCATCAACACCAAAGGAAACCATTAAACAGAATAATCCCGATTTTACAGCAGGATCATTGCTCACTTTTGTTAATGGAATGATTTATATTATCGATATCGTAGCCACTCAAATTGCCACTAAAGCGAAGTATGATTTAATGAAACAAACCGCTGTCCTTGATGATCAAATGTATGGATCGGTCATGCAGATTTGGGAAGAGGAAGGTGGCGCTTCCGGTAAAGATGTTACTGATACCCTGAATGATTTACTAGTTGCCCACTTAAGAGCGCCATTGAGAGTTAGGAAGTCCAAAAACTTCTATATTGAACTCCTAGCAAACAAGGCAGAGACAGGAAACGTGAGAGTCGTCAAAGGCCCATGGCTACATGTAAAACGAGATAACGCGACATTCTTTGATTCAGCTGAAGCCTTCCCAAGCAAATTAGTCCATGACGATGATATTGATTCCACTGCAAAAGCCTGTTTTATGTTAACCGGTGGTGTAATTGATCCTGCAGATGGCAGAGACAGAGAACAAAACGAACACAAAACAACCGACCACAACCCCGAAACCGAAAAGCAAACCCTTTTTCAAACCCTAGAAAAACAAATCCTCAAAGGAAAAGTAGACGAATCTAAAATAAAAGACATCGATTTAACCTTAAAAATCCTTGAAGAAATAAGCCGGAAATACGTTGATAAAGGGGATTCCGAGACGGCTGGATTAATATTTGATGAGATAGACCGGATAGAATTATTAAAATAAGTTATTTATTGCTTGACGGATTCCGACAAGTGGAATAATATTAAATCAAGAACTCAGCAACAAACCAAACACTCTTAAAAATGGAATAAAATGGAAAATTCAACTAAAAAACAAACTGAAACAGTAAATGATATAACAGCTAAAGAATTATTAGGGCTAACAAAAAAAATGAATCCTGGTAAAAAAATTAAAGTTTTAAAATATAGAGCTGAATTAAGAAGACTGAAATAACATTTTAACGGTCCCGATAGGTGGGCTTTTTTAAAACAAATAATCATGAGACAAAATGACAAACTTAGAAAAACTCACACTACAAGAATTAAAAAGAGACGGGATTACAACCGAGACTCTAAAAAACCTGTCCGACTCTGACAGGACCGTTTTAATAATAGAATACGCTAAATCAGCATCAAAAAGATTTCAACTATTCCATGAAAAATTAAATGTCTCGAAACTTGCAAGAGAAGCATTTAACATGAAAGTTTATTCAATAATTTAATCAATATAATTACTAAGGGGTAAGAGATGGATATTATAATTTCTATTATTGAAACTGGCTTATATGGTCTTCTGGTAGGGGCAAGTGTTTCATTTGTTTTATTTCTGACTTTAACTATGCCTTTTTTAATTCCTCTTTTGATATGTGAAACGGCGGATATATTGTTAACAATTCCGACTAAAATTAAAAACAGCTTAACCGCTAACTATTAATAAAAATGGTTTCAAAAATGACCCCTGAACAAAAATGGTTTAACCGTATGAAAAAATGTCTTGAAGATATGCCAGAAGGGATTGAATTTGGTATCTTTGACAGGACTATACTTTATTTAAAAGAGGGTGAATATAAAAAATGCATGGATGATAAAATGTTGATGGATGCTCAAATAGATAGCCAACTTTTTGAGCGTATTTTTGGCAATGACTCTTTTTACTAACTATTAATTAGGAGATATAATGAACATAGAAGAAGTACAAGAAATGATAGATTTAACCCCGAATCAAGAAAAGGCTTGGAAATCATTAAAAAGGGCGTTTACCAAATGCGCTAAAGAAAATATTTATCTCTATCAGGTTCTGGACAGTTTAAGTGGGTTAAATGGTAATAATATATCAAAAATATTAGAAAAGGCTGAGGTCGAGGATTCGAAAGGGTGGAACGACGAAAGAAATTTACAGAATTTAGCCTATGAAAGTGTAAAAACTACTGACGCGTGGGCAGATGATACCCACTTTGTTATATTAAAATAACAATCATAACTACAGGATAAGATATGGAAGGAACAACGCTTGTATTAAATGATAAACAACTTAAACGGGTAAGAATTTTAATTGATGATTATGTAAATCTTCGCGGTAATATCAGATGCCAAGATAGGGCTGAAATAGAAGAACTAAACGATCATATTAAGTCCGTGTATGAAATTAAAGACAATAAAAAAATTGTCGATAAGCCAGTTATCTACGTACAACATCAAATGCTTAAAGCGTATAGGGGTCTCGGTAGAATAAAAGAATATGTCAAAAAAACGAAACGATTAACTAAAAATGAAATAAATGAACATATTAAAAACATAAATGAGCCACTATTGAGAGCTTTCATGGATGTTTTTCCAGACGAAGACAACACCGATTATGGCGAACTTTAATAATGGGAAAAGACATGCCAAAATACAGCGTAACAATACCAATATACTCATTTATGACAGTTGAGGTCGAAGCAGATAATAAAAAAGAGGCCATTAATAAAGCTTTAGACGATGCGATGCCGCCTTGTCTTTGTCATCAATGTTCGGATGATTTGGAAGTCGGGGAAATTGCTGAAGATCTAATAAATGATAATAATGCTCATCAAATCGATTAACTAAACCTTCAATATTAAGACATATTATGATCAGTAAAAACTATAGTGAACTATTTAAACCATCTTTAGAAGTTATATCAAACGCAGGAAAACCATATTATCACTTTGTTATGTTCGGAAATGAAGGTGTAGAAGGATACAAAGTTGTCCGAGACGAATCTGAAATTAAGCCAGAAACAATCAGCAAGATGAAATTAAGAGCAAGGATTAACGCACATAGGAACGTCAGTGTTTTCGCATTTAAATCTGATTCAAAAGTTGATATGAATGATATTACCAAAAAGATGTTAAAAGGCGACCACGTTATAAAATTAAATTAACAAACGACTTTTGCACCTATCAAAATAGGTATTTTTACATTCACTGCAGCGTACATTTTAAAATTTATGGGGATTATGAAAACAGCAGAAGAAAGAGCAATTAAATTTGCAAAAAGAATAATTAAAATTGATTGCCAGGATAATAAGGCCGTTCAAAAATCTGACAGGTTGAATCAAAAATCATTAGCTGGTAAAATATTAATATTGCTAAAAGAACAAGATAAAATAACCAAAGGAAGTATAATCATTGATCTCAATAAAAAAATCGCAGCTGGTGAAATGATACTATGTGCATACGCAATGGATATAGTCAGTGAATCCAAAACACTTTAAAAACCTTATTAACTAATACATTGGAGATTGATATGAAACAATATACAGAAATCGGGACGTGTCATAGTTGCCCATTGAATCATAAAACCATGGTTAAAATAAAATGCCCATGGGTTGATAATTTAGGTGAGTTGGATAATTTTGAACCATTTAATAAAATACATCCCGATTGCACTCTTGATGATATACCGGTCAAGAAGTAATTTCTTAACCACCTTATATAATATAACCTTTAACAAAAATTTAAAATGAGCGATACAACAGAACTAGAATTAAAAGACGCACCAGAATATGACGAACTAGCAAGATTATTAATAAAAAATTATCTTAAAGATGCTAACATCTACAAAGAAATGGGCGCTTGTATGACTGGCAAGATACAAGAATTAAAGGAACAAACAAAGACCTCTATATTAACCAAAACTAGAGGAAATTTAATTTTTCACGGTGGGTGCCTTAGTTGCTCAGAACAAAGTTTAAATACATGCATAGGGTGCCAATTTTTAGATTTTGGTAGGAACTTCGGACCGGGTGGAATGTTACCGGATCTTTCAAATAAAAATTAACCACCCATTAGGGTATTTAAGGATAATAATATGTATAAAGATATAAATAAAAT